GCTAAGTCATTTGTATTACCTACAGTAAGTCCTAGGTCTGAAAATTCAACTACTGTAGTAAATTCTGTTGCTGATCCAGGAGTAGATACTACATAATTACTTGCATCAATGCCATTTAGTTTTAAAGCATTGGAAGCTGTACCCCAGAACCTGTGTCCTGTCGATGTAACACCACCTGTTGAGTTTATAGTATTCTTAAGAGTTAAACCTTGTCTAACAACATCAAATCCTGGATAGGAAGATGCATCTTCTGTACCGATTGTAAATTCTTGGGCACTAATAATATGTATGACTTCATCGTTAATTATTGACTTAATAACTGGTCTAGATGTGCCACCTGTATCTCTAATATTAGCACTCTGGAACTGTGTTACTGTATCACCAACACCTTGTGGTCCTACTAGTACAAAAGAAGTGCCGTTGTATGCATATAACTGTTCGTTGCCTGTATCCCACCAAAAGTCACCTAAAGCAAGGCCAGCAGGGGTATCTGCGCTTACTTCGGCTCCTCCAGTAGTTCTCCATTTTGTTCCATCATAAAATTTTAGTTTACTATTACTAGTATCGAACCAAATTTGACCACTTAGTGCTTTAGGTGGTTGATTTCCACCTGCAAAATTTTCAAGTAAAAATACAAAGTTTTCGTTTTGTATTTCTCCATATCCAGCATAGTTTTTACCTACTAGTTTTAAGTCTGTAGTTTGGTCTATAGTACCATCTTCTACAACTGTTAGCTGAACATTGTTATATCTGTTAATTGTATATGACATGTATTACCCCTATATGTTTATTTATCGCTTTTGTCATTATGTTACTGTCTGTAGCGTTCTACGTACAAATGTCCATGTAGCTCCAGATACTGTATATTCGTAAAGATATCTTATAGCTGTTAATGTAGCGACACCGCTTGCATCGTTACTTTGGCTAATATCTTGAATTACTGTTTCAGCACTGCTTACATTGTCTTTATCTACTGCAATACTAGACTTGGTAAGTACCCCAGATGTATCCGGACTAGTTGTAATATCAACAGTAATACCAGAAACTGTTGATCCTGTATATGAAGTTGCCATTACGTATGCTGACGTTCCTGTTTGATAGTTGCTTGCAGACTGCATATTTTCTAACAATGTAGCAATACTATTTTTTGGACCGTCACCTGAACCAACAACAGCAGGATCCGATAATCCTGTTATATCAAAGGATATAATTACATCTTTACTATATAATTCTACATCAACGTAGTTTTTTGTTGCTGCATCTGTTGTTGCAGAAGGTTCAGCTAGTCCTGTAATATTTTGACTATCAATAGTAATATCGCCGCCTGCTACAATATTAAGTCCAGTACCATTTAATCTTGTAATTGTTGCAGAGTTTAAACTTATATCATCAACAGTAAGTTCTGATAGTGTACCTACCCTTGTAAGTCCTAATGCATTATTAACTGTGCTACCAAGTGTAGTCTTAGTTAAAATACTTGTACCACCTATATTATAAGACGGATCTGCATTTCCTATATTTTCTTCTAGATCAATATCAACATTAGAAGTAAAACTATTGGTTGCTTGCTCCCATGTCCAATCTTTACTACCGTTGGAGCTCCTTAAAATAATTCCTCCACCGTCTATAGTTGTATCATCACCTTCGGTACTGTCATCTAATAGTCCTAATTCAATATTTTTGTCTTCAACCCTTAGCGTACTTGTATTCAAATACGTTGTGTCACCTTCAACTAGTAAGTTGCCACCAATTGTAAGATTACTTGTAAATCTACCATCTCCTGTTACATCTAAACTGTACGCTGGATTAGATTTCCAAATGCCTACATATTTTTCACTAGTATCTACATAAACAGCAGGCAAGAAACTACTTCCGGATCTAACCTTAAGTGCAAGATCTTCATTACTAGCCTGTGTTTCTAATGTTGTTGTGGTTCCAGCAATTTTTAAAATTGCATATTCAGTTTCACCGACCCCAACACTAAGTCCTGCACTGTTTTTAATTTTTAAACTACCTGTAGTTGCACCATTTGCATCTGTGGGTATAAAGTTTTCAGCAGCTCTAACAATACCTGCATCATCAACAAGTCCTTTAGCACTAGTTGCTGTTCCTCTATAGAAAAATCCGCTGTTGACTACATTAAAACCTTTTTCTAATAATTGTCTATTTTGTGAATCACCAACAACTTGTGGATATCCTGCTATAGAATATTCAGGTAAAATATAAAATGTTTCAGGTGAAAATATACCAACAAGTGTGCCGCCTAAAAATAATTTTAATATAGTGCGTTGTACATCAGTTGCATCTAATTGACTTGTTACTTCAAATCCTGTTTTTCCTTGTCCGGCACTATATTCAGGTCCTATAAGGGTAAGTTCAGATCCGTCCCAAATGTATAATTTATTATTTTCATTATCAATCCAAATATCGCCTTTATTAAGGTTACTAGGTTGAGTACTACTTACAACACTTCCTGTAGCAGGTCTAAAGACTGTACCATCATAAATTTTTAACCTTGCATCTTGTTTATCATACCATAATTGTCCTACCATAGGATTTGTAGGTTGAGATGTTGATGCAAAATTTTCTAAAAGGGCAATGAAATTTTCGTTTAAGAATTCGCCAAAGCCTTTGTAATTTTTTCCAATTAAAGTTAAGTCAGTAGTAGTTAAATCAAGTATACCATCAGTTAGGTCTACTAGTAATTCACCATCTGTTCTGTTTAGTCTATAACTCACTACTCTTACCCTCCAGTATAAATTATGAAATTCATTGTCATAAATGGATTCATAACACTTATTGCTTGCCCTACGCTCTCTTCTGTCAATATGCCACCGCTTGCAGGATAGGCTTGACCAGCACCTGTTCCTGTTGGTGCATCATAAATGATTGCGTCATTATCATTGGGCGTACCGCTTACATCTCTAATTGCATAGTATTGATCGCCGCTATCACCTCTAAGATCGTGTTCGTGTTCAGGCAAGTTTTCTGTTGTTATTGTAACTTGTTCTGCACCATCTTTTGACCCTATAACATCTGCAGAAGTTGATGTAACAATATCAGCACTTGTCCCGCCCATATTATCAGCACCTAATATAAATCTACCACGTAAATCAGGAAGTGCAAAATATCCTGAAGTAGGTGATGCTTTGTATGTAGTACCAATTACATTATGTAACTGTCCGTAGGCACTTATCAAAACTTCTGTACCATCACATATTAACCAACCTACAGGTGCGGCACCTCCTGCAAAAGGAACTACAGTTCCTACTGGTGTTAATCCTTGTATTGCACTGAACAAATTAATTCTGTTAATCTTTTTAAGTCCAGTATCGCCCGATGTTCTGTTAATTAGTAGTTCGTCATCTGCTTGAGAAGACAGAACATTTGTTTTACCAGCAACAATATCGTTACTAATACTTGTGTTAAACACTTTTAATGTTCCGCCTGTTTGTCCGTCGAAAACTGTATCAGCAGCTGTTATATCTCCTGCAAACCTAAAAGTTGTTGCACTAGTTAATCTATCTGAACTTCCTGCTCTACCTGAAACTGTACCGCTTACGTTACCTGTAACATTACCAATAAAAGTTGTTGCATACATCCTTGCATATTTTGCAGTTGTACTACCAATATCTTTTGTGTTATTTTCGTTTGGCACTATATTTCTTGTGGTTGTTATACCAGTTACATTTAGTTTGCCTCCAATATTAGTATCCAGTGCTACACCCAAACCGCCTGTTGTTCTAATACTGCCATTAGCAAATGTTGAACTATTTACAGTCGAAGTAGTGTTTATAAGTCCGCTTGCTTGTATGTTACCTGTCACATCTAATTCTTGATCAGGAGCAACATTGTTAATGCCGATTTTCAAGTCACTATCTAATCTAAGAACATTTTTAAGTACGCCATCATTCTTTACTTTGAAGTCCATAGATGAACCAGCAATGTTATGTTGGAATATTCCTGCATTTCCTTCAACGCCAATATTCATTTCAGCATTTATACCATAGTTAATTCCTGTATTGTTTTGTACATTAATAGGAAATGCTGTTGTACTTGTAACATCTCCCCTTAGAAAGTTTCCAGCTGCAATAGTATTTCCGCTTACAATTAATCCTTCAGCCTTTTCAGCTGTTCCATAAAATTTCGGAACACCATCTCCTGTAATATTATTTGCACTTAAATTAAATCCTGGATTAAGTGTACTGAATCCTGGAATAACAACTTTCGGTGTAAAACTTTGTGTTGTTATAAGCGCCACTGGTTTAGCATCTACTTCAATTTGTAAAACATTGTATGTTACATCGTCTGTGCCTGTTATAGTTACAGGTGTTGCACCTGTTACTAAACCGTCACTAAAATTAGGACCTACTAATACCCATCCTGAACCACTAAACAAATATAATTGTTGATTATCTGTATCTACCCAAAGATCTCCGATTAAACTTTGTCCTGCTTGAGGTGCTGTAGTTGCCTTTTTAAGTCCGCCACTTGCTACCCAATTTGTCCCGTCATATACCTTTAATTGTTCTACGCCAGGAGTTGTATCATACCATAACTGTCCTTCTACTGGAGTTGCTGGTTCAGTTGCACTTGCAAAATTTTCTAATAAATGTAAAAAGTTTGTAGCAATAGTTGTACCATATGCAGTGGTATTTCTACCAGGTAATCCTAAAGAAGTTATTGTGTTGACAGTATTATCTTCAACTGTAATTGTTCCTTTGTTTGCTTGGTCTGTATATGCTATTGTATATGCCATCTATTATTCCCCAACCGTACCAGCAAGACTTTGGATTCTAACAGTGTAATCGATTTGAATTAATCTATTCAAACTTTTTTGGACAGGATGGAATACAACATGTGTTAGTAAATTTCCTGTACCGCTTGCATTATAACCCTTTAGTCCTAGTTCATCAAATACATATAAACTGTTCTGATCAGTTGCTGTATCAAATGCATCCTGCCCGCTAGGTTCACCGTAATCTAACAAACAAGTTATGAGAACATCAGTATAATTCGTACCACTTACGTGACGTGTTTCAATTTTATTTCTTACTGGATCAGTGTTGTTTACGCTGTTATCATCTACAATCTTAGTATAAGTTTGGTTGTATAAACTTGCATTTGTTCCTGTAGAATTAGGCGTCAAGTAAGTAATAATACCAGTAGGATCCACACTTGTACCGCCATTACCAAAACTCATTTCGTAAATCCAGCCATTACCTCTATTTCCGACACTGTCGGCTAACGCTATACTCATATTTTCGTAATGAATAGCATTATTTTTA